ATGTCGTGGCCTCGGGCTCGCTCACCGCGGGCAGCGTGACCGCCGGCATCGTGCTGGATAGCGACGGCAACCAGAAATACTACCCGCGCGGCTACACCGCGTAATCGGAGGCGACGATGGCGCTCTATGAAGTTCTGGAAGACAGCTACATCAACGAGCGCCTCGTCAAGGCCGGTTCGGTGATCGATTACACGCCGCCGAAAGCCGTGAAGAAGCCGCCGGCCAATGCCTCGGAAGAGGAGAAGGCCAAGCCGGAATATCAGGACACGGTGATCGGCAAGAACCTGCGCCTCGCCAAGAGCAACGCCGAGCCGCGCGAGATCGCGGCAGAAGTTGTGACCCGCCCCGGCGATTAATCCTGCCCGCATGGGCGGGGGAAAGGAACGCGCGTGACCTCGCTTGTCCAGACCTGGAATATGGCGCTGGGGCGATTGGGCACGCACCAATTCATCTCATCGCTTAGCGACACTAGCACCAATGCCGGCGTGTGCCGGGCCTATTACGATCAAGCGCGGCGCGCGTGCCTCGCTGATTATGATTGGCCGTTTGCCAAGGTTCTGATCCCGCTGAACCGCACCAGCAACCAGGCGCCGCCGCCTTGGGATCTGGAATATGTGCGACCGGAATGCATCCGGGTGCGCGGCATCGCCGTGATACAGCCGCCGGCACCTTACAGCGTCGATACCGTGTTGAGCGGCACCGCGTCGTATATCGACTTTGGCGGGCCGATCTTGCAGACCGGTGGGCCGGCGTATCAGGGCCAGTCGCAACCCTTCATCCAGGGCAACCCGTCGCCTACCGTGATCCCGTTCACGACGGGCTCGGTCATGGCGCCGGTTGCGAACATCCTGACGCTGCCGCCTCCGCCTCCGATGGGCTCGGGCGGTAGCAGCGGGCAGCCGATATACGAAAGCTATTTGCAGCCTGGCGGCGTGACGCGCGTGATCTGGACCAATGCGGCCAATGCGGCGGCGTGGTGCACGATCGACGTGCTAGATCCGAACGGCTGGGAGCCTGGCTTCGTCAACGCGTTTTCGTGGTTTCTGGCCAAGGAAATTGCGCTGGAAATTACCGGGTCGGCGTCGGTGCAGGAAGCGATGGCGTCGGGTGCGATGGATGCTATGAGCAAGGCATCTGCCGCCGAGGGCAATGAGGAAACCCAGATCGCATCGTGGAACGCAGATTGGATCGACGCCCGCGATGGATTTTGGGGAGGGTATGGCTACGGGCGGGGTGGCTATGGCGGCGGATATTAAGCGCAGGCTGGTCTATTTCCGCTCGGACAAAGCCCCGGAATTGCATGGGCAGTTCGATGTGTTTTGGAGCGACTACTCGGATGGGCTGAGCAAGCTGTCGAGTTTCCTGGGCCATTCTGATCTGCACGATTATGAGCAAGTGCTGTTTATGGATGGCGACTTGACCGTGGTCCGCCGCGATCTGGATGGGCTATTCGATATTGCGGATCGCAACGGTTATGCGTTGTGTCAGCCGGCGGTTGTCGGGTCAGTCAACCATGAAGTGACCTGGCACCGTGGCATTGGCGGCGCGCGCTGCTCGGGGTTTGTCGAAATCATGTGTCCGCTCTTTTCACGCGCGGCGCTCAAAACCTGCCTGCATACTTTCGGCGCAAGCATATCGGGCTGGGGCCTGGATTACGTGTGGTCAAAGCTGCTGGGTGCGGCGAACCTATTCGTGGTGGATGATGTGGTGGTGCGGCACAACACGCCGTGCGATTGGCGCAGTGGGCCGTTCTACGCCTATCTGCGCCAACTCGGGATTGATCCGTGGCACGAGCTAAACGCGGTTCGGGCGGCATACGATGCTTAGGGTCGCGGTTGTCGCAATGGTCAAGAATGAGGCGGATATCCTGCCGGCTTGGCTGTCGAACATTGCGCGCTGGGCCGAATTCGCCGTGCTGATCGACCATGGATCGAGCGACGGCAGCACTGAACTGATGCACGCCGCTGCGCACCGCCGAAAATGGGAAGTCTGGCACGAGAGCAATCCGGCCTATCACCAGGAAGCCTACACCACGCGCGCGGTCGAGCATGCATTTGCGCTCGGTGCCGATTGGGTGCTGCCGCTGGATGCGGATGAGTTGTTGCAGGTATCGGGCCGCGCTGAATTGGCCGCGCGCCTGGCCGATGTACCGCTGGGCGCCACCGGTGCGCTGCATTGGATGAACTGCATTCCGGCGCGTGACGCGGGTATGTGGTGGTTTACGCCTTGGCGCGCCGGCACATGCAAAGCGGCAATCCCACGCGCACTGTGGCGTCCCGGCGTGTCGCTGCCGCTGGGCAATCATCACCTGGAATTCTGCGGCGAGAAGGTGCGGTCCAGCTATGCGGCCGATCTGCTGCATTTCCCGCTGCGGAGCGTGGCGCAGATGCGGCACAAGATCGAGCAAGGCGTGGAAGCGCTGCGGCTACGTGGCGACGATGGCGGGCCGTTCCAGCAATGGCGCTGGGGTGCGGCCGCGCTGAAAGCCGGCGTGGACCATGAATTGCTGAGCGCGTGGGCCTGCCGCTATCCGTGCCCGCCGCTGCCCGGGTTCGAGCGCATCACGGAGCGGGATTTCTCGCGCTGGGGTTGGCGTTGTGGCCCCGGGCCGCGCTGTGGGGCACCATGTCGAGAGCTCGCATAATGGCAGACCGCGGCGGCGCTGCGTCGGACGGCAAGGACACGGGTGCAATCCTCCAGGGCAGTTTTGCGTCTGGTGAGCTCGCGCCGGCACTCTACGCCCGCACGGACCTCGCCAAGTTCCACAGCGGCGCGAAGCTGCTTCGGAACTTCTTCGTGCAGTCGCAGGGCGGTGTGCTCAACCGCGCCGGCACGCAGTTTTGTGGCTTCGTCCCCGGCGGGGATGTCGCCTCCCGGCTGATCCCGTTCAGTTTCAACCTCATCCAGACCTACGCGATCTTGCTGGTTCCTGGAGCGATTTATTTCGTTGCCAACGGGCCGAACGGGCCCGGCTTCGTCACCGCGGACGGAACGCCAACCGGAGCGCTGGTTACGGCCACGACGCCTTATGCCGCTGGCGATCTGTTCGACATCACCTTCACGCAGTCGGCCGATGTGCTGACGCTGTGCCACCCCTCCTATCCGCCGGCCCAGGTGACGCGAGAAAGCGCCATTTCCTGGGTCTATGCGCCGATCAAGGCCGGCAGCCAGTTGAAGGCGCCAAACGTTACTCTGCTGCACGGGACCAACCAAGGATACCCGGACGGCGACACCAATATTCAGGTGCTGCCGAACGGCTTTGAATACGCCGTCACTGCCTGCAAGATCAATCCGCCGGACGAAAGCGCTCTCGGCAACTCTATGTCGTGCGTGAACTACGATCTCGGGTTCAATAACTACGGCGTTTACAACGATCTGTATTGGGTTCCTCCGACGGGACAGGCGCAGGATTACTTCAACGTCTATCGCTACTTCTTGGGCGCATGGAGCTTTTGCGCTTCCACGGTCGGGCGGCTGGCGACCGGCGGAAACGGCGAGACCGGCGGGCAGCTTGCGCTGAACTGGAAGGACACGGGCGTCACGCCGGACACCAACACCACGCCGCCGCAAAACACCAATCCGTTCTATGAGTCGCAGTTTACCGGCAGCATCAGCGGCAGCACTCTCAGCATCTCGTCTTTTGGTGACGGCACCATTGCGCCAGGCGATCTGCTTGCCGGGCAGGGCGTGGCGGCTTCGACCAGTGTGCTGAATTGCATTTCCGGTTCCTCGTTCACCGGATCCATCAACGGCACGATCCTAACGGCCACGGCTTTTTCGTCCGGCAACATCAGCGTGGGCGATGAGATCATTCTGCCGGGCACGTCGAACGGGCCGACCGTGACGGCGATCGGCGCCGGCCAGACGGGCGGCGGCGCGGGCACCTACGGGATGAGTGCGAACAACGTCACCGGCCAGGAGGGCATGCTCGTGCTGTCCGGCGGCGCGGCGACGTTCGCGGTGAGCAACTCTCAGACCGTGGCGTCCGAAACGATGATGGGCCCCATGGGCACCTTCACGGCCTCGATCACCGGCACCGTGCTGAGTGCGACAGGGTTGACCGCGGGCACGATCAACCTGGGCGATACCATCACCGGCACGAGCGTTTCCTCCGGCACCACGATCGCCTCGAACCTCACCGGTGCGTCCATCATCGGGCAGATGAACGGCAAGACGCTTCAGGTGCTGAACCCGGGCGCGGGCGAGCCGGAGGTGGGGAACGCCGTCGTCGGCCCAAGCATCAGCTCGTCTACGACGATCACCAGCATTGGGCAGAACGCGGAGGCGGGAGGCGACGGCACTTACGTGCTTTCGGCCGGCCTCACCACGCAGAGCCAGGGCATGATGTCGTTCACGGCCGGCGCGGCGACCTTCCAGGTCAGCCAGGCGCAGAACGTGACCAGCACGGCCATGACCGGCGGTGTGGCCTATCCCAGCGCCTGCTGCTATTTCCAGCAGCGCGCGGTGTTTGGCGGCCCGAATTCAAACCCGCAGGGCATCGTTTTCAGCCGTTCGGGCAACTATGCGAACTTCAACGCAAGCCAGCCGATTCGGGACGATGATGCGATCTCGCTGACGATCGCTTCGAGCCAGGTCAATTCCGTGCGGCATTTGGTGGCGGTGAATGACCTGATCGTCTTCACCAATTCCAGCGCATGGAAGTTGAGCGGGCAAAGCAACTCCGGCGACGTGATCACGCCAAGCAACGTGGTGTGCGTCCCACAGGCCTATAACGGCTGCTCGAACGTGCCGCCGATCGTGGTGAGCCCCGACATCCTCTACGTGCAGGAGAAGGGGAATACGGTTCGCGACCTGTCCTACAACATCTATGCGAACCTGTATTCCGGCACCGATATCTCGATCCTGTCGAGCCACCTGTTCTTCGGCTACAGCATCGTGGATTGGTGCTTTGCTCGTGAGCCGTGGAAGATCGTCTGGGCGACCCGCAATGACGGGACAATGCTCGGCCTGACCTACTCCAAAGATCAAGATGTCTATGCCTGGCACCACCATGACACGGCGCCGTGCGTGGACGGCTCGGGCAACTCCTACCCTTCGACGTTCGAGAGCGTGTGCAGCATCAGCGAAGGCCAGGAGGATGTGGTCTATTGCATCGTGCGGCGGTTCCTGAACGGCGCATGGACGCGGACTGTCGAGCGGATGCAGAGCCGGATCCTGGGCGCCGGGGACAGCGACATCACCGCGGCCTGGTTTGTGGATTGCGGGCTGCAATATTCTGGGCCGCCGGTCTCGACGGTGACGGGTCTCACGCATCTTGTCGGGCAAACTGTGTCGATCCTGGCCGATGGCGCGGTGAAGTCCCAACAGGTGGTTCCGATCAGCGGCGCCATTACGATCAATGCCCCTGCCAGCGTCATCACGGTCGGGCTGCCGATCCAGGCGCAGATGGAAACGCTACCCCTGGATGCCGGCGAGCCGACCGTGCAGGGCAAATACAAGCGCGTCACGAAGCTGCGGCTCTACGAATACAATACCCGGGGGCTAAAGGCTGGCGCTGTATCGCAGAGCCAGGGACCGCTTTTGCAGGAAACCGGAGCTCAGTGGGGCAGGGCAGTATGGGGCTCGCCGCCAGCGCTCTATACGGGGCAGACGCTGCTGCACATCCCGGGCGTTTGGGACACCTATGGAACGCTGTTCGTGCAGCAGGATTACCCGCTGCCGGCTTGCTTGCTGGGCATTGAGCCTTGGGTGAGCGTCGGTGAGTAAGCGCATCTCCTATGCCATCGCGACACCGCAAGATGCTGCATGGCTCGGTTCGCGTCTGCGGCCCGCTGATGTGGCAGAAGTTAAGGCTGCGATTGGGTTGACGCCTGAACGCGCTGTGGAGGTATCGTTTCGGGCATCGACCTGCGCCGTCACGGCGCTGTGGAATGGCGAGCCTGCCGGAATGTTCGGTATCGTGCCTGTGAGCACCCTGGATGGCGTGGGTGCGCCGTGGATGCTCGGCACGGATCGCGCGGACATGCTGGCGCGGGAATGGCTCGTTGAAGCGCCGCAGTGGCTGAAGCTTTTAGGTGACGGCTATTTTGTGCTGCGAAATTGGGTTGATGCGCGTAACGTGCGGTCAATCGTGTGGCTGCGGCGCATGGGGTTCAAAATAGAAAAGGCCGAGCCGTGGGGCACGGCCGGATTGCCATTCCATCGTTTTGAAAGGCGAGTGTGATGTGCGTTCCAGCACAAGCGGCTTCAGCCGGATCGTCGTTGGCCGGACAGTTGGTGTCGAGCGCATTTAGCGCATACGGCCAGATACAGCAGGGTCAAGCGCAGGCCGCAGCGGCACGGTTCAACGCGAACCAGGCCGACCAGCAGGCGGCTTCCACCATGACCGCGGCGCGCATTAACGAGCAGCAGACCTACCGCGAGGGAGATCAGCTTGAGGGGAAAGCCCGGGCTGCCATGGGCGCAAACGGCGTCGAATTGAACAGCGGCAGCGCATTGGCTGTGCAGCAGGGTATCGGTCAGCGCACCGGTCAGAACGTGGCTGCTCAGGATTACAACGCACGATTGGCGCAGTGGGGAGGCTTGCAGCAGGCGAACATGCTCAACGCCCAGGCTTCGAACGACACGCAGGCGGCTACGATTGGTGCAGTCGGCACCATGCTTAGCGGTGCTTCTCAGGTGGCAGGGAAATGGGCCAGCTTCCAGCAGCAAGGTGTATTTAGCTGATGCCGACCGTCCCTACATCTGATGCCCTCAGCTACAACGGGGTAGGTTCTGCGCCCAGCGTGCAGGCGGCGCCGGCCGACTTTGGCGCGCAGATCGGGCAGGCAGAGCAGGGTGTAGGGCAGGATCTAAGCCGGGCGTCCGATACGCTTGGCGACGTGGCAATGCAGATGAAGCAGCGCCAACGCCTTATCGCGACGAACAATGCGACGAACGGTTTTCTCGCGGATACTCACACGATTACCTCGGGCGACCCAAACAATCCCAACGATCCCGGCTACTTTGGAAAGATGGGACAGCAGGCGGTCGATGGCCGGGCTCAGGCCTTTACCGCGCTCAACAATGCTTACCAGCAGCGCCTAAACAGCCTTCAAGGCGACCCCCTGGCCCAGGCTCAATTTGAGCAGGAAGGCAGGCGTTATCTGAACATGACGCAGGGCATGCTGGACCAGCACTATGAGCAGCAGAGCAAAGCGGCGTTGATCGGCAGTGCGCAATCCACGCAGCAGATCGCCCTTCAAGGCTTGGGCATCTATGCGCAAAACGAACCGGGCTGGCAGGCGCATTTCAAGACGCTCACAGAGGCGGCGCAGAACGAGGTGGCGGCCAAGGGCGGAACGGCCGTCGAGGCGCAGGCCGCGGTGCAGAACGTCACGGAGCTTGCCAAAGCGCAACGCGTGCAGACGCTGATCGGGCTGGGCGACCTGAACGGCGCTCAATCTTATCTTCAGGCCAATGCCCCTGACTTCAAGCCATCGACGCTGGAGTCGTTGAACAACATGCTCACGCCGAAGCTGCGGGCGCAGCAGGCGTCAATGGCGGCCGGCAACGCGGTGTCGATGGCTGATGCCGGGTATAACGCCTATCTAACTGGGCGGCCCCCCGCGCAGCCTGGCGCGCCGTCCGCGGGCACGCCGGGCGTGAACGATATCAAGAACGCCATCTTCAACCAGGAGAGCGGCAGCAATCCGGCTTCGCCCACCAGCGTCAACGGCGCGGTCGGGCAGGCGCAGATCATGCCGGCGACGTTCAAGCAGTTCGCGGCGCCGGGTGAGAGCATCACCAACCCTGCCGACAATGCGGCCGTGGGCCAGCGCATCATCGCGCACTATGCCGCACAGTATGGAAACGACCCGGCGCGCGTGGCCGTTGCCTACTTCTCGGGCCCTGGCAACGTGGCGCCGCCTGGCAGCCCCACGCCCTATGTGCAGGATGTGGCTGACGGTAACGGCAAGACCACTTCCTCCTATGTCTCGGACGTGCTCGGCCGCATGGGCGGCGTGAACGGCATCCAGAGCAAGGCGGATTACTACAAGGCAAATTACGCCGACATCATTGACCAGACCCGCCAGCAGGCGATGAAAGAGAACCCGAGCGACCCGCAGTTTGCGGACCTGGCCGTAGCGCGCACAGAGCAGCAGATCGGCGCCGTCATCCGGCAGCAGGATCTGTCCTACGCCGCGGATCGAGACACGGTGCTTCGCGCGACGAACGGCGACTTGCAGAAGGGCATCCATCCGGCATCCGTGGCTGAGCTGGAGCAGATGGGGCCGACCGTGAGCGCGGCATGGGATCGGTTGCAGCAGAACCAGCCGGAGGTTGCTCACGACATCGCCACGCGCCTGATGACCGAGAACGCCAAGGGGCAGGGCGACTCGCGGACCTACGGGCCGGCGTTCTACGACATCTTCAACCGGATCCACGCGCCGGACGGTGATCCGAACAAGATCACGGACCCGTCGCAGGTATTTTCGCAAGTGGGCAACGGCCTCACGATGGCCGGTCTATCCAAGGTGCGGGAAGAGATTGCTTCCAAAGGCACACCGGACGGCGAGGCCGAAAGTGCCATGCGTTCTACATTCTTCAAGAACGCGCACGGGCAGATCAGCGGCACCGATGACGGGATGGGCCTGAAAGACCCGCAAGGCGAGTCGCAATACCTTCGCTTCATGGCGCAGGCATATCCGCAGATCGCGGCGCTAAAGGCGGAGGGCAAGACGCCGGCTCAGATATACAGCCCCGATTCACCGGATTACGTGGGCAAGGCCATTCCGGCGTTTAAGCGTTCGCTGGCGCAGCGGACGGCCGACATGATGAGCGCTAATGGGGACGTGACGACGCAGCCGCCAGCGCAGCAGCCCGGCATTTTCTCGCGGATGTTCGGGGGCGAGGATGAGCCCGACCTTTCGAACCCTGCGGCTATCAAGGCGGCCTATGCGGCTGGCAAGATCGACCGCGGCACCGCGATCAAGAAACTCACTGGCATGGCACCGCAGATGCAGCCTGCGCAGACGGAATAAATCATGCCCGATGGAATGAACCCGCAGGACGCAGATGCTTTTCTCGGCCCGGCGCCGGCCGCCAAAGGCATGTCGGCAGACGATGCCAACGCCTTCCTGGGGCCTATCTCGATCCCGGGCATGGGCACGTTTCTGCCGAAAGTGCCGAGCCCTGAACAAGACACCTTCCTCAAAAACACGTCGATCGGCCGTGTCATGTCTGCCTTTGGGCAGGGCGTCGAGAATGCCTGGGGCACAAGCGATCTCGGTCTGACGCCAGAGGCAGAAGGCGCGCTGAAAAAGGCAGGCGTTCTCCCTGACGTGGCAAAAGGGCAGGGTGGCATCCTTCGTGCGTTCAATGAGGGACTGATCCGGCCAGCAGCGGCGGCGCTTGATGCGGCGTTTCGTGTGCCTGGCGCGCTGTATTCCGGTGCGCAGGCGACGGGCATGCAGGTGGGTGCCGAGTTGGGTGCGCCTGAGCTAGCGCGTGACCTGGTGCAGTTTCCGGATGCGTTTGCAGGTTCGCCCAGTGCGCTGCATGCGCCGCATCCGATCGACCTGCCGGCCGCGCGCGAAATGGGCGCCATCGGTGAGCCAGAGAGCGCCTACATGGGCACCTCGGAGCCCGTAAACCCGGCGCCCGAAAATGCCGTGAAAGCAAACGTGCAATCCGAGGTGCAGGGTGAGCCTGTGCCGGCGGCGCCCGAACCCGCTGCGGCCGCACCTGAACCAGAGCCCGCTGCCCCAGCCGCCGAGCCCGCGCCGACCCCGGCGCAGGACGTGCACGGCCTAGCGCGGCAGATCGCGCCGGACACGTTCGACGAATACGATCAGCTTTCCGCCCATCAGGACAATCTTCGTCAGCAGATCACGGCGGCGCAGGCTGAGCTCCAAAAGAACTTCGAGGCGCAGGCGCCCGGAGCCGCCGAGATTGCCGACCTTGAAGCGCGGATGCAGGACACCACGCCGCGCCTGGCCAAGAAGTATCAAGCCCGCCTGGATGAGCTGACGCCGGATCGCGATGCGTTTCTGGCCGATGAAGATAAGCAGGCGATGCTGACCCGGGACACGCCCGAGATTGGTGCGCTCCGTCAACAGTTGCTTGAGACGGATTACCGGATGCGCGACTTGGCGCCCAATGTGACTGAGGCATATCGGCAGGCGGCGGAACAGATGCCGGCTGCGGATGAGCCGGCAATAGCGCCAGAAACAGAAACCGCCGCTCCCGTTGAGTCGGAAGCGGCGGGGGCTGGTACACCGGAAGCCCAGACGGCACCACAAGCCGCCGCGCCGGCGCAAGGCGAATTGGCACCCGTTGCCAACCCTGGTGAGCCGCCGCCGGTTGAAAAAGCGCCCGTGCGTCCGGTTGCCGATATCGCCGCGGACGTGTCGAAAAAGCTGCAAGCGGCCGGGCGCCCATTGGAAGAAGCGGACGCCGCTGGCCAGGTCACGAAGGCGCTGTGGGCAACCCGGGCTGATGCGTTTGGGGGCAAGAAGGGCACCGCGGAAGAAATGTATGCCCGCGAGGCGCCGGATATTCGCGCCGGAAAGGAACGCGCACGCTCGCTGGAATTGGCGCAGTCCGATACTGTAAAGAAAGGCGGCGCGCAGGGCAAAATCCGTTTGACCGATGATGGCCGCAGCGTAATCACGCTGATGAAAACCGCCAACGCATCGACCTATCTGCACGAAATGGGCCACGACTGGCTTGAGCGCATGACGCGCGATGCCGCCGATCCTGACGCGCCGCAGTCGATGCGCACGGATGCCAAGACGGTGCGGGGCTATCTCGGGCTGAATGATGGCGATGCGATCACGACGAAGGCCCATGAAAAGTTTGCCCGGTCATTCGAGCGGTATTTCATGGAGGGGCGCGCGCCATCCAAGGCACTGGCCGGCGTGTTTGCCAAGTTTAAGGACTGGCTCACGACGATCTATCAGACCGTTGCCAAATTGAAGGCGCCGATTACGCCAGATATTCGGGACGTGTTTGACCGGATGCTGACCAATGAGCCGGATCGTCAGCCGTCGATCGTGCCGGAAACAGCCGCCGAGAGCGCGCAGGGTGAGTTGCCGGTCGAGCCGCCGGCCGCAAAGCCCACACCGCTCTATCCGAAGCTGCCCAAGCCGCCGATCAGCATAACGGGCTGGATCAGGAAGCTGGGCGGCGTGCGCGATGAAGGCGGCGAAATCGCGCAGATGCTGGACAAGCGGAAATTGCCCGGTTTGCTCAACAAGTCGGGCCTGAGCCTCGATGAAATGACCGAACGGCTTTGGAACGATGGGTATTTGCCCGAATTCCACACACGTCCGACAATTCAGGAAATGCTAGCGGTGCTTGAGGATGACATGAAAGGTCATTCGCCGCGGTTCTCCGAGTTCGACCATGAACAGGTCCAGGCGTATCAGGATGCGGTTGCGCATAACGAGGAAATTGAACGCCTCTCGCATAACCATGACATCGACACGACCGGCATGACGCGCGAACAATTCTTTGAGGAATTGTCCAAGAAGCTATCCGAGGAAAAGCAGGCCGAGGAAATCCGTTCCCAGGAAGAAGCGCACGAGGCTGCGTTTGGTGAGTTCGCATCCGAGTTGCGCGAGCATGAGGAAGCGCAGCACGGTTCTTGGGATAGCGACACGTTTTATGGTATCGACGGGCCGCGCACAGAGGCGGAGTTGGAGGCATCCTATGGACAGGAGAACGCTGCTCGATCAGCGGGACAAGGCGATGCGGGCGGTAGCGATGCCGGATCTTCCGCAGGATCTGCGGACGATGGCCAAGAAGGCAGCGGACCACGCGGACGTGGCGCTGGGGATGCAGGACGCCCAAGCGAAGCAGTCGAGCAATCCGCAGCAGGTGGTAAGCAGCCCGGGGATGGTGGTCCCGCAGGCGCCAATCGGCCTTACGGACGATCCGACACAACCCTGATGGACAAGGCGGGCAATATCCGCCTGGACAACCTCAACCAGCCCGAGGACGTGAACGCGGTCATCCGCGAGGCTGCCGCAGCATCTGACGATCATTTGGCGGCGCGGCGCGGCGTAATCTCCGATCAGCAGGTGCTTGACCTGGCCGACGCGCTGGGCATGCAGGCGTCCGATTTGAATGCCCGTAAGATCGGCCAAGCCTTCAACGCCGAGCAGGTGGTGGCGGCGCGCAAACTGCTGATCCAGTCCGCGCAAGCCGTGCGGGACGCCATGGCAAAGGCTGCCACGGGCTCGGATGCCGACGTGATGGCCTATGCCGAGGCGGCCGACCGGCACCGCATGATCCAGGAGCAGGTTTCCGGCATCACGGCCGAGGCAGGGCGGGCGCTGCGAGCGTTCCGCGCCATCGGGGAGGAGGGGCAGCAGACGAAGGCGCTGGGCGACTTCCTGCAAGCCTCTACCGGCAAGACGCTGTTCCAGATGCGCCGGGAAGCGCAGGCTGGCATGCTCCTGGATACGCCAGAGCAGGTGTCCAAATTCATGCAGGACACGGCCAAGCCCACCTTTGGCGATATGGCGTTGGAATATTGGATCAATGGCCTGATTTCGGGGCCGGCCACCCATACGACCTACGCCATCGGTAACGCGCTGCTGGCTCTGTGGAAGGCGGTGCCCGAGACGGCGGTTGCGGCCGCAATCGGTAAGCTGCGCGGCGGCGCGGAGCGGGTCTATGCCGGCGAAGTGAATGCGCAGCTATATGGGCTGGTGAAGGGCCAGCGCGACGGTGTGAGAGCGGCGTGGAAAGCGGCCAAAAGCGGCCTGACATCGGAACTGCCCGGCGAAGGCGAGGCGGAGGCGCAGACCTCAATGCTGGCCGCTCAGCCGCGGCCTGGCGGCGCAATACCCGGCAAGCTGGGTGAGGTGATCCGGCTGCCGTCCCGCGGCGTGGCGACCATCCACAGCTACTTTCGCGCCATCGGCTACGAGCAGAGCATTGCGCAGCAGGCTTACCGCCAAGCGGCGGCGGAAGGGCTGGACGGCGACGCCTTTGCCGCCCGGGTGCAGCAACTCACCACCAACCCGCCTCCCGAGATGATGGAGGCAGCGCGGCAGGGTGCCACAGACCAAACCCTGATGAACCAGGGCGGTGAACTGACCCAGAAGGTGGGCGACCTGTTCGACCATCGGTTTGCAAGCCTGGGCGGCTTCCCAGCGCTGAAACTGATCGATCCGTTCGTCAAGATCGGCGCGAACGTCATGAGCCAAGCGCTCATGGAGCGGTCGCCGCTTGGTGTGCTGAACGCCGATATCCGCGCAAACCTGATGGGCCGTAATGGGCCGATCGCACGCGACACGCAGATTGCCCGGATTGCGGTCGGCTCGGCATTGGGCGCGACCGCCATCGGGCTTGCTATGCAGGGCCTGATCACCGGCGCCGGGCCGTCTGACCCCAAAGAGGCCGCTGTATGGCGCTTGGCCGGCAACCAGCCTTACAGCGTGAAGATCGGCAGCACCTGGTATGCCTATCATCGCCTGGGGCCGCTCGCGATGATCGTGGGCGTTGCGGCCGACATGCACGACGTGGGCGCTGCCATGACCACGCACGAGGCCGGCCAGGTGGCGAACCTCGTTGTGAGCTCGCTTGCAAAGAGCCTGCTGGACGAGTCCTTCATGCGCGGGCCGTCCGAGTTGATCCAAGCCGTCGAGGATCCGGACCGCTACGGTGCGCGGTATGTGCGCAGCCAGTTGGCGACCCTGATCCCGTTCTCGACAGGCATGGCGCAGGTGGCGCGCGCCGCGGATCCTTACGCCCGCGAGGCGCGCACGACTTTGGACACGATCAGGGCCCGCCTACCCTTTGTCTCGCAGGGGTTGCTGCCGCGCCGCGATTTGTTCGGCAACGCGATCCCGAACGCTGACGATCTGGGCGCCGCGGGGCTTACGTCCATCCAGGAGACGCGCGCTAAAAACGATCCTGTGAGCGCAGCCATGTTGCGGCTTGGGTATTATCCCGCGCAGCCGGAGCGCAAGCTTGTCGGCGTGACGCTGAACGATCAGCAATACGACGACTATAGCCGCACGGCCGGCCGCATGGCGAAAATGCGTCTCGATGCGCTCGTGAACACGCCAGGCTTTTCAGCTTTGCCGGATGGCGTGCAAACGAAGACCGTGCAGGACATCTTCGCCAGTTCGCGGCGTGCGGCCGGTGAACTGATCAAGATGCAAAATCCGGCTATTATCCAGCAGGCCGTGGACAACAAGCGTGCGTTCATCACCCAGGGGCGGGCTGCCCTGACGCATTGAATTCCTCATAATTTTTGGTCCCCTCTGCCGCGACAGGCAAGGGGCCGGAAATGGCTGTCGAGACGCTGAACATTTACGCCACGTTCAGCGGGGACGGCGTAACCACCGTTTTCCCGTTCAGTTTTCCTGTGCAGCAGCCCACGGATTTGGCGGTATTCTACACCGATCCGACCGGTGTTGTTTATGCCATCCCGCAGACCGGTTTTTCCGTCACGATCAACGGCGGTGATCCATCCATTGGCGGCGCGGTGGCCTTCTATTTTCAGGGCAGCCCGTGCCCGGTCGGCTCGGTCATTGCCGTCATGCGGTATGTTCAGCCGCTACAATCGGTCGAAATCAACAATCAAGACGGTTTTGAGCCTGTCATCGTCACCGATGAGTTTGACAAACTCACCATGGTCGATCAGCAGCTCACGGACGGCGTAGCGCGCGCCTTGACGCTGCCGCCCGGTGATCCGGCGACGGGAACGATGGTGCTGCCGGGGCCGACCGGGCGCGCTGGGAACACACCGGCTTTCGACGGCAACGGCAACCTCATCCTCGTGCCTACGAGCGCAGGTGGTGGGGGAGGCGGGCCCACCGTTCCCAGCAGCGCGCCTTTGCTGGGGTCATCCTCGGCTGGCTCGCTCGTCTCGGTCGGCATTGGCGCCGGGCTTTCGATCACTGGCGGCGATCTGGTCGCTACCGAGCAGAGCCTTCCGGTTAACGCCTCGCTGCTGGCAACGGATAGCCTTGGTGATCCGCAGCCTGTCGCGCTTGGAACCGGTGTTTCGATCAGCGCAGGCACGCTTTCGGCCACGGCCGCGGCGTTGCCGGATAACGCTTCCCTTTTGGCGACGAATTCGGGCGGCACCGCAACCGCCGTTGCCCTTGGTTCCGGTGTGGCGATCACTTCGGGAACGCTGAGCGCGACCGCGGCGAGCGTTCCGGCAAATGCCTTCCTGCTGGGCTCGAACAGCAGTGGCACGCTGCAAGGCGTTGCTATCGGTCAGGGCATCGGGATCACCGGCTCCGGCGGCACTGGCTCGGGCGGCACGCTCTATTGCGCCACGCCGCTCAATGCGTCGCTGCTTTCGACCGGCGCAGTGCATGGGCAGTTTCAGCCGGTCAACCTTGGCGCCGGCTTAAGCCTCACGACGGTCAGCGGCACGAAGACGCTTCAGGTGGCGGCCAATGCGCCGCCTGCCAGCGCGCCGCTGGTGGGCACGAATGGATCCGGCGTGTTTACGCCCGTGGTCGCCGGGCCGGGCATCGTCATCAGCTCGGGGACGCTTTCGGCTGCATCCGCTTCGCTGCCGGTCAACGCGCCGATCCTGGCGACGAACAGCGGCGGCACGGCGACCGCGCTTGCGATCGGCGCCAATCTCTCGATTTCGGCCGGAACGCTGAGCGCCACGGGTGGCGGTTCCAGCTTGCCGGCCAGCGCTCAACTGCTGGCCTCGAATTCGGGTGGGACAGCGACGGCAGTCGTGGTGGGCGCCGGCCTGTCTGAAAACTCCGGCACGCTCTCCGTCACCGCGGCCTCTTTGCCGGCCAACGCGCCTATTCTTGCGACCAATTCAGGCGGCACCGCTACGGCGCTCGCCATCGGCGCCGGCCTGGCGTCTTCCGGTGGCACGCTGAGTGCCACGGCGCTGTCTGTGCCGGCCAGCGCTCCGCTCTTGGCGTCTAACTCCGGTGGAACGCTCACTTCCGTTGTGCTCGGCACGGGGCTTTCGGAATCGGCCGGCACGCTGACGGCAACGGCGGCGGCTTTGCCGACATCCGCCTCGCTTTTGGCTACAAATAGCGGTGGGACCGCGACGGCAATAACGCTGGGCACAGGCCTCTCCGAGAGCGCCGGCACCCTCACACTTTCTGGCGGAGCCGGAAGCCTTGCCGTTACTGACGGTTCTCATACGGTAACTGCGGTTAGTGAGTTTATCCTTTCCAATGGGATCACCTTGGGCGCCTCTGGGACTGGCACGGCGACGCTCGGTGTGAACTCTGGCCCTGGGGACGGTTTTCCCGTCATCCTTCATGGCTATTCCGGCGATGGCACTCTTTCTGCCAATGGCACTTGCCTTGTCGCAGACCCACCGCCTGGCTATACATATACCTTTGCCACTTCCTGTTTGAATGTTAAAGTCGGCGTTGCTCCGACCAACAATGCAACTCTTACTTTACGTAATGGCGGAACATCTGTTGGCACCGTCGTCATTCCAGCAACATCTACAACTCCAACAATCACCATCGCATCCGGTTTTGCGGTCACAACCGAGCTTCTTTTGGCTGGTCCGGCAACCCCTGATGCGACGTTGGCTCAAGTCCGCTCGACTGTTTTGGGCACACGATAATGGCAACAGCTTTTAGCCCTACTCTTACCGCGCTCACTTCAATCGCTAATATAAGCGTCAGTGGCACAGATGATTTAACCGTCACAGCCATTGCATCAAACTACGCTCTTGCCCGAGCCGCGCCGCCAGCATTCAAGACCGGACTAAAATATTTTGAGATCTCTATCGTTGCTGCTAGTACGACGCCAGGACAAGATGCTCTCGGTTTGCAGTTTTCCCCTGACATTGCGGGGATATATTTTGATTTTAGTGCCGGTTTGATGTGGGTTACAAAAGATGGAGTAAACTTTAACAATACAGTCGGATCGTCTCCCAGCACTGGTTTGCTTGGAAATGCCTTTAGTGTTACAGGGCCTTTCTTTTTTGCGGTTAGTTTGTATACTAATCAAAATTTTGTAACTGCAAACTTTGGGCAAGGTCCTTTTTCGTTGCCTGTTGCAAGTGGATTTTCTGCTTGGGGGGCAGCAGAACAGTTTAATCCAGCAGATGCTAACAGCAACTTGGTGGTTGGCGCAGACGGTGTTTCTATTTATGCTACTCAGACGAGTAGTGGCTGGGCTATGGTGCGCTCGATTGGAAGCAAATCTTCAGGAAAGGTCTATCTCGAAATTCCATTGGCATGTGGCGCGAGCAATGGCATTATCGTAGGACTAGCCAATTCCAGTGCCAGCTTAGGCAGCCAGGTAGGGAGTAGTGGTGACAGTGCGGGTTGGCAATGTCAGGCCAGTTTATATGGCTTTTCCGGTCCTGTCGGAGCTTATGGCTATGCTGACCTAAACCCAGTTGATAGCACTTCGCTTTCCCCGAATGAGTTTTATTACGCTAGCAATGGATATGGGGAAGGGAACTTTGGGCTTGAAGCATGGGGTAGCGGCGATGTTATTTCATACGCTGTTGATGAGGTGCACAACAAGTTATGGAGACGGCGAAACGGTAATCTATGGGAGAATATATCTGGAAGTGATCCTGCAACAAATACTGGTGGTGTAAGTGTTCCTGCGGGAATTGCGCAGATATTTAGTAATTTATCTGTTATTGGAAGTAAACAGGTTCTAAACACTCTCGGTCCGTTCATTAATTCTTTGCCTGCGGGAGCAGTTGGTTGGGACGCTTCCGGTCCTCCGCCCACAGCAGCGCAAAATCAAGTTACTATCATGTGTGTCACATAGGTGAAAGATGAGAAACTTTCTTAAAATCGGCAGCGTGCAGGTAGGCGGGATACAGCAAGTGCTGTGATGATCCATTAGTGCGTATCTACGGGAGACACACGGTGCTTGAACTGCCGACTCGAAAAAAGACGGGTTACTGATATGCGTTATTTGGTTCATCTCTGGCAGACTATCGTTGAGCTAACCCATCGTGACTTCTGGTGGGCAGAGTTCTTCAGCGCACTCGCCCTTATGATCTGGGCGCTTGTCAACATTGAGAACCCCGAAGCGCTTTCATCGCATAACTTCTGGCCGCTGCTTCAAGTGGCGCCTGAAAGCTTCTGGGAGCGTGCATCCTTGTGTGTTGGCACCATGCAGCTCATAGCGCTTGCCGCGGATAACCGATGGGCGCGGGCATTTGGTGCCTTTCTGGCGACGTGGCTTGTTGGTTGCATCTTTGGAAATCTGATGCACCTGGGTCATTGGCCGACCGGCGCTGTCGGTTACTATTTCGCCGCCCTTTGCACAAGCATAATGGCGCTGTGGAAGAACATCATCCGTCACGGGAGTCCTACGTGAAATGCCGGACCCCCAACTGTCGTCGGGTTTCCAAACCGTCATTGAGAGTGGCGCGGGCGCATTCTTTGCCGCTGCCTTGGCTTTCCTCCAGCGATATCAGAACAGCAAGCGCATCGATGATAGTGCTCAGGCTTCAAAGCAGGAGCAGGTGGCTACCGATATCGCGCGCCGCAACCTTGACGTTGCGCAGCAGGCTTTCTTCGAACGGCTCACGGCCGACAATGACCGATACCGTGCCGAGGCCCAACTTTGGGAGGCGCGAGCGCGGCGCATTGATCGGATCGCGCACGACCAGCGGCACAAATGGGCCAACGAGCGCCAGATGGCCGGCAATTTCGAGCCGCTTGAGCGACTTCCTTTGCTTGAAGACCCCATAACGTAGGAGATGGCCGATGCCGAGCGTGATTGACAGCCTTCCGCCCGCGCTGCGCACGTCTACGACGGGGCAGGGGCTTGCGGGCTTTGCAGCAGCAGCGGCGGCTACCGTGGCGTCGCATTACACCGCCAACACTGAGGTGATCGGTCTAGTCGGCGTTCTTGCCGGTGCCGTGACCCTTTTGATTTTCCCCCAGGCGACGGGGGCGCCAGCACAATCGCAGGCCATAGCGACCGATTTTGGGGCGCTCATCAAAGCCTATAGCGCCGGCCTCGCGCACGGTTCTGCTCTGGCCGTTCCGCCGCCGGAGACTCTTTCCGCCATGCCGGCCATCCACCAGGAGACTTCCAATGCGTAACCTGTCCCGCCGAACCCTTCTACGCGGCACCGCCGCGGCCGTGCCCGTTGCGCTGCTTGCCGCCTGCACGCAGGCGCAGATCCAGGCGACCATCACGCTCGTGCAAAGCGACTTGGCCGACGCCACAAACATCCTCGCGGGCGTGAACGAGCTCATCATGGCGGCGGGCGTCAAACCGACCGCGGCGTGGTTGGCGAACGAAGCCACGATCGAAGGGTATGCCAGCAAGGCCAGTGCGCTTCTGGCGCAGGTGGCCGGTCAGGTTGGTTCGGCCGTTTCCTCCGTCACCGTCCAGAGCATCTTCACGGACCTGGAGACCGCGGCTTCGGACGTGGCGCAGTTCGTGCCTGGCAATCCCTATGTGCTGGCTGCCGAGGCGCTGCTGCCGGTCCTGGCGGCTGCCTGGGGTTTGCTGGTGCCGGCCGGCGCAAATGCCGTGCCGTCGCCCATGACGCCCGACCAGGCGCGCGCGCTGCTGAGCCAGTTGCCACGACCCGGCTTGCTAGCCGGCGTGCGGCAGCAGGCGTAACCGGTGCCGATGCTCGGCCGCGGGGCCGTCGATCCCGCAGCGTTTGCTGCCGTGCCGCGGCTCTATGCGGAGATGCAGCCCGCGCCGAAACTGGACCGGAGCGCGATCCCGTTCACGCCTGGGTGTTATCAAAACAATATTCTGCCGAATTGTGTGGCCGTTGCCCTGGCCAACTCGGCGCGTGCAACAGCTTGGGTGCATACCGGCGCCGACATCTTAGTGAACGATGCCAAGGTGCCGGCAGCATACGCCGCGTGGGTTGGCTGCGATGACACCATGGAAGCTATGGCGGCAAGTGATGGCGTCAACATGATCCACGCCTACAATTACGCCGAGGGCAACGGCTTCGACCTGGGCGAGCAAGTCCCGCTGGTGCCGGTGTGGCGCCGCATCGAGCCCAAGGACCGCATGGCGCTGGCTCATGCTATGCTCTACGGAGGTGTGCCCCTGGGCGTGAACCTGTCGCGCTCCGACGATAAGACAACCGGCAGCACATGGACGCTCAACCCGCCAGCGCCAGCCGGAGATCCCAAGCCGGGGAGCTGGGGCGGCCATGCCATCATGGCCTGGGATTATACCGGCCTGGGCGACGACGACATTGTGCGGCTGGCCACATGGGGCACATGGCAGAGCGCCACGTGGGGTTGGCTGGAAAACCGCATGGATGAGGCTTACGCGGTAAGCTGGCGGCAGTTGGCAGTAGCATAGTGCCCTTCTGCTTTCACCGTGCCGAGGGCTGCTTCTACTCGCCCGATGGCAACCTGATGACGCAGAGCGCCTACAGCGGGCACGGCAACGGGCTCAACAACCCGTCAATGCAGGACGTGGAGGGTGTGGGGCCCCTGCCGTCCGGGCTTTACACTATCGGCGCGCCGCGTGTGCCGATCGATCACCTGGGGCCGCTGGCGATGCCTTTAACGCCCAGCGCCAGCACTGTCATGTTTGGCCGCGAGGGGTTTTTCCTGCACGGCGATAATGCGGCCGGCAATCACAGCGCGTCGGATGGATGCGTGATCGTGCCGCACTGGGCGCGGGCCGCGGTCAATATGGACAGCGACCGCACGCTGGTGGTTGTTTAGCGCTCATTGAGAGGCTGCATTGCGGTAACTGCCAAGCCAGCTTTATCAAATCGGCCCCAAACGCGCACTGAGTCCCCATATTGATATCCCAGCGCGTCGCTTGCGATAATTGATGCAACAATGCCGTCGCCAAGGTCAATCCGCGCATGGATCATACCATCGGGTCCCACATCGGTATTTTCGACGCGCGCGGTCCAGCCTTCGATTGACGTTGGGTGTTGTCCGGTAATTGCAAAATAGAGCTGGGAAATAGGGCGGGCGTGTTCTGCCGCGGTCCACGGCTGCCGGCCGAATAGCACCAGAAGATCGTCGTAATGGGCAAGAATAAAGATGGAAAGCATGGCGCTGGTGCCTAACGCCAAGGTGTGGCGGATGACGGGGGATAAGTGCCAGGCGACGGCTGGCTTTTGGGCGGGGCTGGGGTAGGTCTGCGGATCAGCCATAGTAAGCGCCTCCGTTCACCGGGCAGCCTTTCGTGTCGCAAATAAACGCGACGGCTTTGGCGTGGCATTTAGGGCAGGTAATGATCGGCAAGATCACGTTGCCGTCCTCGTCCAGCTCGTAAGCTGGCGGCTTGGTGGTCTGCGGGGCGATCACGACTTCAACTCCAGTACCTTGAATGATAGCATGCAGTGCCCTTCGGCCAGCCACGGCCCGTCGCCATCCGTGATGACGCTTGTGATCTCGGCCAGCACTTCGCTGCCGGTATAGTGCATGGCATCGGGCAGATATTCACGGAGCCGCAGGCGATCCCGCTGTTGAAAATTGCGGTCATGCTTCCGCAGTTCCGCAGTCTTTTCGCCGTGGAACACCATGGCGAACCAGGGCGGCACGGTCTTCAATTCATGGACTTTGCCGGTCGGTCCCTGACCAATGTCTCGGCCTCGGTAATCCTCCAGGCCGCGAGCCTTCGCCAGCGTGCCAGCGAGACATGCGCACTCGCCGGAATATGTTGAGCCGTCTATCTTGCCGCCGATGATGGCTGCTCGAAATGCCTCCAACTCGTTCGGCAGCCGCAGCACTGCCGAAAGGAAGTCTGCTTTAATGTCCGACAGATTGGCGCCCGACAGATTGGCATCCGACAGATCGGCGCCCGACAGATTGGCGCCCCACAGATCGGCGCCCGACAGATTGGCGCCCCACAGATCGGCGCCCGACAGATTGGCGCCCGACAGATAGGCGTCCGACAGATTGGCGCCCGACAGATTGGCATCCGACAGATCGGCGCCCGACAGATCGGCGCCCGACAGATTGGCGCCCGACAGATTGGCGCCCGACAGATAGGCGCCCGACAGATAGGCGCCCGACAGATAGGCCTTTGCGGCGGCCGCCGCTTCGACCGCGAACCCTAATTGAAACCGGTAAATCTTGCCTGCCACGTCTGCCGACAGGTCACACGCAAACTGCACTGCGCCGGTCCAACGGTTCTTGATCTCGAATTTCACTGCTTCGGTCATTGATCTCTCCATCAATTTCAAAACACCAGGCGCGGGATCGCCCCACGGCAACTCATCCTCTTTCGAGCAGGAACACGACCAGCCATCGCATGTGGGGCACGCCTTTAGGCTGGTGGTTTGTCGGGAGGTGTTATCGGCTGTCGAAGTCATCGCCATACTCCTTTGCCCAGCACGCTTCACACAGCGGCGTGTCATCATCGGCGGAATAGCTGAGCCGCACCTGGTCCGCGCGCGACGCGCCGCACCAGCCGCACGGCTGTTCCTTTGCACACCCACGAAGCACGTTGTCCGGTCGAGGCTCGGCGGTGGTTTCCGTCATGCGCGTTTCTCCACAACATCAAAGCCGCGTTCGTTTAAGAGCCGCAGCAAGATCAGCCCTTGGTCGATTGGATCGCCCACTTTTTGCTCTGGCGAGGCGGCATCCGTGCAGACCTCACCCAAGCGCCAAGCTATTGTGTTGGGCATGAGGGCTGTCAGCGGCTTGGTGGTTTGATTATCGGCTTTCATTTGCCTCTTCCTTCTCAGGCGCCGCGACATACCATCCCGCCACCCACGCTGTTCGCTGCGGGCCTGGCTCGTAAGGGCAGGCGTCACAGGGCAATCCGGCCCGGCGCGCATCCATGCCGTCGAAGCCTGGGTTGGCACCGGGTGAGCGAGTGGTTTTGTCGGTCACGGGGGCATCCTTTCCCCCCGCGCAGCGGCTTCGCTCCGTATCTGGTCGGCAAGGGTTGTACCCGAGGCTGTGAGAGCTACAGCCTGGATCGTCGCCAAATGCATCACCAGTTTGCGCTCTATCAGCGATGGTAGGACCACCACGTCATCTGGCTCCAACAGCCTGATTTGGTCTAGCTCAACAAGCGCGAACCAACGCGGGCCATAGGCATCCATGAACGCCAAAAGACGTGCCTGCGCTTCCGTAACACCGCCAGGGCGGGTGGTTTGGGTCATGCGCTTTCTTCCTCAATGACCGGGCCTCCTGCCCGATAATCCAACCGCGCCTGCTCGTCCGATGCGTCCATGGCGGCCAAAATAGGCCCTATCGGATCGCCCGGCTCTACCGTTCCCGCCAGCGTGCGGAGGCGCTTGATCTGGCGTCGATGGGCACCGCTGGCCCGCAGTCGCGCATCCATGTCCGGTGCGTTTCGCTCCGGTTGCCCGAACCAGCGATTGACCTCATTCCGCGTCCAGCACCGCACATTGAACAGCCCGCGCTCGTTCATGGCGCCGGGGTGAAACTCGTCAATTCGCGCCGCAATGTTGGCTGCGATTTCGCGCGCAACCCGGTCCAGGGTGACGGCATCAAGGGGGCCAAGGGGCGGCTGAACGGCTAAGGCCGTGGTCTGGTTATCGCTCATTGCTTTTCTGCCTTCTGCTTAACGACGCGCCAGCCTTTTCGGGTCAGTTTCCATAACCGCCCTGCCGCGTCTCGGAAGCGGTCGCTCGTGCCGACCGTGCCGGGCTTTCGGGTGGTTTGGGGATCAGTCTGTTCGGCTGCCATCGTCATTCCTCGCAAGATATTTGTGGGCGATGTCGTGTCCGTTGGCGCGAAGACGGTTTACAATTTCTTCGCGTTCATTGGCGTACACGATCATCCAAGAGCCCCACCCGGTGGCGCTTTCAAATGCAGCATCTATTTCGGCCACGCGGGCCAAGTCTGCGGTGGTCTGGTCAGACATGGTTTTTCTCCCTCTCCGCCATCGCTCTGCTACCTTTTCGCGTCGGCGCCCATCTCTGCCCTGGTGTGAGGGGCGTGATGTGGCGTTTTCGGTCATTACACTATTTCTTGTTGCTTATCGGGCAGGTGCGGGGGGATCGGGCGCATTAGGCGGCTTGGTCCTCGGTAGCGTCGATGGTAACGGCATCCGGCTCGCCCATCATTTCCAGCACTTCAAGGCGGTTGCTTTGCCCGATCTGGTGAACAGGCGAGGCGGCTGCCACGGTGCCGTCGATGATGTTGCGCTGCTCATCGGTCAGCCCTTGGATTGCATCTTCCTCGGCGCGCCCGAGCAAGTCGGCAACGTCTGCCCCGCTTGGCAGCCATTTGGAAAGGCGGCGAAAAACGGTTTTTCGGGCCATCTCGCCCCACCACGACACCCATGGACCACTATCTTTCGACTTGCTGACAGCGCGCACCCGCTCGATTTCGTCGCGGTCCATGACCTCAAACAGCGGCAGCGATCCGTCTTTGAATTTGGCGATGGCATAGGCGCCGATGGGCTTGCCACGGTCGCCCGGGAACTTCGGCTCGTGTTCGATATTGCCGTCCATGCCCTGACGCCAAACGAAGCGGTCATGCTCATAGATGACGTGCGCCTCGACGGACGCGACCTCGCCACTGTTGCGCACCCGCTTTTGGATACCGGCCAGCATCGGCATATACTGGACCTTCTTGATCCACTCGTCTCGACCGCCCGCGCTTTTGGCCTTCGTGTTGAAGATCACCAGCGCGGCCTCCCGGCCATCCGGCACCAGCCCATCGGCCGCGCACTTCATGCACGACGCCAGAAGGCTCTTGCGATCCGCCACCAACAGATCGGGCGTCATGCCGACCACGGTATTGACCACGCGGGTGAACTTCTCCGGCTTGATGTGCGCCGGTAGCGCGCTTCGGATTTCCGGCGTCAACGCGATGAGCTGCTTGCGCAAGACCTCGATGGGCGCGGGCGGGCGAACCTGGGTGGAAACTTGGCTATCGCTCATTCTGTTTTTTCCTTCACGATGATGCGCCGGGACTCAGCCCGACCCTTGATGATTTCCCCGACCCGCGCGGGCCTGTCTGCTTTCTCGGGCGTCACCGAAACGCTGACGCTATATCCGCCGCCCCAGCCCCGCTTATGGTCGCCCAGCAGCGCCGCAAGCCGATTGCGGGCCAAATCGTAAGCCTCGCCGGCCTCTTTCTTGGCCGCAGATGCCGCCAGAAAATCCGCGCACGCCTCCGGCCATTCATTGGAGGCCGTCATGTCCGCAGCGTCGTCCCGGACCTCGGGATACATGGCGCGCAGCACATCGGCCGCGCCGCCGGAGCCATCCACGGGCGGGGGCGTATCGGCTTTGATGGATTGCCAGAACGCGGTGACGCGCCGGCGAATGTCCTGGATCAGTTTTGGCCGGGCCAGATAAGGATAGGCGCGCGCCGTGTTGCCGCCGATGAAGCCGCCGATAGCGCCCCAGGTGTAACCCTTGCACGCGAGCTGGTGCTGTAACTGGAGAAGGGTGTGAAGCGGCGGCTCGCCGTTGGTCCAGGTCCGCTTCCACTCGGCATAGTCAATGTTCTTGCATTCCAGGATGCCGGGACCGGATGCGCCCTCGGGCAACTCGCCGCCCGTAATTTCCCAGTCCGTTGTGCAGGACATGCCTGGCGTTGTTGGGTCAATCGCAAAGCTGCCGCGCTCAATCGTCCAGCCGTTCTCATGCGCCACCAGATGCGCAATGGCATCTTCCAGCATGATGCCAGCGCGTGTGCGCGGCGTGTCAATCTGCGGCGGCGGCACCAGCCCGGCCTTCACATGCCACAAGGTAAAGTGCGACATGGCATAAGGCGGCTGGCATCCAAACAACGCAGCAACCTCCGAACTGCCCACGTTGTTTGCGCGCTGGGCGTGCCAGGACTCTGGCTTGATAATCTGGGCGCCACTCACAGCTTAACCTCCACCACGCCAACCGCCGCACCCATGCACAGCACGATCAGCGCAAACTTGCTGACAAGCGCACGCCACACGCGCACCCAAAGCGGAAACCGCGTCCTGCCACCTGGAAGATGCCGCACCGTGCCCCATGGGCGGCGGGGGCGAAGGGTGTATGCGCTGGGGTCGGTCATGCTGCTTCTCCCGCGAACAGGTCCACGGCGTTACTTTCGGCGTTGGCGATGTTCTTTGCCGCGTGCCGGAAATAGCTCTCCTTTAGCTCTACCCCGACGAACCGCCTTTGCTGCTTGACGGCCACGAAACCCTCCGAGCCGACACCGGCAAACGGCGAGAGCACCACGTCGCCTGAATTGCTCCACATAATGACCGCGCGCTCGATCAGATCGAGCTGTAAGGGGCATAGGTGGCGCTCGTCTTTGCCGTCGCGTGCCATCGCCACGTTGAGCGTGTTCGTTTGGCGAATGTCCATCCACACCGGGGACGCCCACTGCTGCCACTGCGTGACCGGGAACACCGCCTTGTCGTGACCGACCGGCTCGGCGTTCTCACCTGGCGCACGAAACACGAGCAGGTAGTCAGGCATGCCCTGGCGGCTGCGGGTGCTATCCTTGCACAGCTGCTTGTAGAGCAGCCCCAGCGCCTTCGTGCGAGTCATCTCAACCACAGGATCGCGCCAGATGGTGACGCGGCTATGCAGCACCCAGCCGGCCGCCTCGTGCATGCGGATGATATCGCCGGGGAAATCCTTTATCCCGATCAGCCCATCACGCCACTTGGTGTAGGGCAGATCGGAGCAATGCACGGCGCTCAGCCGACCCGGCATTGTCACGCGCGTCATCTCGCGGAGCATGTAGCCGTAGTGCTCGCGAAACTCGGCATCGTCGGCGCTATTACCCATGTCAGCAGCCGACTCGCTGTAAACGAACAGTTGCGTGAACGGCGGCGAGTAGATTGAGAACCCCACGCTGGCATCGGGCAACTGGCCGAGCACGGACACGCAATCGCCGTGATATAGTACCCAGTTCTTGCCATGCGCCTCGTCTAAGCAGCGGATTTCAGCCATGTGGGCGTTCTCCCGATATATGTTGGGTTGTAGGTGACTTTCGGGCCGGACTGCGCCGCCATTACCCGCTTCATCGCCGCAGCCATGGCGCGTTTCATGGTGATATGGTCGCAGGACTTGCGATCAATCACTCGCCCGATCTGGTCTTCGCCCTCGGCCACCATCAGATGAACCTGGACGCACCGGGCCTGCCCATAACGCCAGCACCGGCGCACAGCCTGATACCAAGCCTCGTAGGAAAACGAGCGGCCTACGAACGCCATCCGCGCGCAGTGTTGCCAGTTTAGGCCATAGCCGCAGATCGAAGGCTTGGTGATGATGACGCGGGCCGAACCATCCGCAAACGCTGCAAGCGCCGCCTCTTTGCGCTCTATGGAGAAACCGCCGCGAACCTCGACAGCATTCGGCATACGCTTGGCGAGCGCATCGGCCTCATAGTCGGTGTCGCACCATACCACCCAGCTTTCGCCCGGCTCCGCGTGAACCAGCGCGGCCACGCTGTCGGCTCGGGCCTCTGCGGTCTGCCGCTTGATATCGTGCAGGTTGGTCGCGCTCACGTCTTGGACGAACAGCATGCCAGCAGGCGCACGCACGTCGCCGGCAACTTGATGGCGGGTGATTTGCATGAGCGGCAGGGTGAACCCAGTCGCGTCGCATCCAAGATCTGCAGGTGTCTCAGCGCATCGCGACCACGACGCCATCCAATCCCAAAAGCTCGCCGCCGCATGGCCTTTCAAGCGCCAGTTCTGGCTGGCCGTGGACGTGTCATTGATGAACCAGCGCGACAGCATTTCCATGCTGCTCATCTGACCTAGAAACTCTGCATGCTGGCCGAGTTCCATGTGATCGTTTGGAGCCGGTGTTGCCGTCGCGCAAAGCCGGAACCTGTGGCCGGTGAACGCAGCGATCAGCGCGCGTGTCGTGCTGCCGGTGAAGCTCTTAAGGATCGAACTCTCGTCCATCGCGACGGCGCCGAACTCGTCAGGCCGCAGCAGGTCGAGGCGATCGTAGTTGCAGATGTTGATGCCATCGTCAGCGTCGTCCTGCGACCGGATCACGCGCGCCTTGTAGCCCCAGCGGTGCGCCTCGGCCTCTATCTGGCGGGCGACGGCCAGAGGCGTCAGAAGCAGCGCGCGCCCGTTGCTGGCATCGGCAGCCTGGCGGCACCATTCCAGCTCACACGCCGTCTTGCCGAGCCCCGTGTCGAGGAAATTGCCCGCGCTACCCATGCGCAGCGAGAACGCCGTCACGTCGCACTGATAGTCGCGCAAGTGCGATGGCATCGGCTGCGGCTCTATGCCGATCGCGCGAGACACTGGCGCTTTGCTGGCGAGGAAGTCGGCGTAGGTAATCATCACGCCCCCACCCCCATCGCCCGAGCCCGCACCTCATCCGCAGGCAAACCAGCCGCAGCCAACGCGCCAGAGGCAGAGGCGATGATCGCGTCCAGGTCAGCGCGGATGTGAGCAATCGCGTGCTTGTCTTCATAAGGCTCACGATAGCGGCGGTCGAAGTCGCGGATGGACTCGAGCGCGACTAGAAGGTTGGCGTATTGGATGCCGTGACAATCGGTGATCATTCTGCTGCCTCGCTGCTAAAGATGCGCGTCTGCGCGTCCAACTCATCCGCAATCGCCAGCCGTTCGCGGCGCAATATCTCCGCGCGCTCCTGCTCAAGCATCGCCACCTGGCGGCACTGCTCGAAACTGTCGTCGCTGTGACGGTAGGCATTTGGAAATTCGAGGTAGGGCAGCATCACGTTGCCACCCGCATGTTCGACCGCGCGAAGTTCTGCGCCTGCTCCAACGCCTTCTCCGCGGTTTCCCACAGCAGCGGATCGGTGATGGTGCCGGCGCGCGTGGACACGGCCCAGGACCAGCCTTCGAGGCTGTGACGGATGATGAATAAGAAAACGGGGTCCATTAGATTGACCGCCCGATGGTGCTGAACAGCGTGGACAGGTGCCCGGAAAAGCTGTGCATTGAAGCCAACAGCACGAGCCCAAGCACGCCGGCGATGATGCCGTATTCCAGACTGGTGACCGCGGCCCGGTCAGTCCGCAGCTCGCGGATCAGCGCGCGGAGGATGGCAAACTTGCGGGGGTCCGGCTCGTAAGCCGCGGCGTTGCACAGGTCCTGGCGCACTGCGGCGCGAGCGGCGATTTCGGCGGGGGTTGTCATTGTTCAGCCCTCCACAACGATGCGGCAGCCGGCGCGGCGCACCAGGGTTTCGCGGGCGTTCTTTTTGGGTGCAAACCCGCCCTTTGCGCGCTTTACTTCAATGCCGAACCAGACGTGGGCAAGGTTGGCGTCGCCGGTATCGCGAACCAGAAAAAAGCGGTTTTGGGTGTCCTCTACAATCATTGTCCTGGCTCCGTTATTTGCTGAGGGTGATGCGAAGGCTGCGGGCAAAGGTCAGCAGCCGGCGGCGCAGGGCGCCTGAAAGGGGGTGGCCATCAAACGATCCGGCTTCCTCCATGAGGTCCGCGGCGCGGCTCAAGAGCTTGCGCAACCGGCGGATGGTTAGCGCATCCGTCATGCCGCACCCGTGATCACGTTTTGGGTGGGTCGTTCCGATAAGTTACTCGAAGTGTTGCGCTGCAAGCCGTTGCAATTGCGCAGGATTTTACGATCACTCACGAATAACGTGTTGGCTAAGCCACATGCTTGCGCAGTCAACCAAAGGGTGCATTGTCCGGGACGGTAAAAATATCTGGAGTTGACGATGCCAAACATTGGAAGAGCCTCAACGGCGAGGCGGAATGCCCCGGCGATGAAGGGACACTAACCGCTGCGGTTAGGTCTTGTCCAGCAAAAAATAACCGGAGCGGTTAGATTTATCGTTAGGGGTGTCGGCCAGGTGCCAGAAGATCAGCTAAGGCAAGGTAATGTGGTCATATTTCCGGCCCGTCAGGGCCCAAGCAAAAATCTAAACCTAAGCCGCTGTCCGGCCGCGGGCCTGGGCAAACGCCTTCGCGGCAAGAAGCAGACTGTCTTGCTCGGGCACGTCCAGCAGATCCCACAGGACGAACATCGCTCGCCGGCGATTCAGTTGATCCGTGAGGTGGCTTTCGCCTTCGGTGTCGGGGAGGAATTCGACCGCCGGATCGATGAGCGCCGATGGCCGGACCTGTAGCACCTTAGCTATGTCCACCATCCAGCCGTGAGTGAGAGGGTTGACCTGATTTTCCAGTTTGTAGATTTGCTGGAGGCTGGTCGGCCCGATCCCCTTGGCGATCTTTTCTAATGATACGTCCGCCCTAAGCCGCAGCTCGCGGATCCGGTTAGGCGGGTTTTTCGGGCGGTAAGCCATCCCTTCATGATTAACCAAGGCGGTTATCCGGTCCATAACCGGGGCGGTTAGATTTCGCTTGCCAAGACTTAACCGGTGCGGTTAGGATGTTGGCTATGACGCTTCGTGAATTCCTAGACACTGAGAAGATCAGCCCCTCGGTCTTTGCCGTGAAGATCGGCGTCACTCCGGTGGCTCTGTATCGATACATGGCGGGGGACAGGCAGCCGCGCCGTGCCGTTGTGCAACGGATCATTGAACAGTCTGACGGCAAGGTGACGCCCGGCGATTTGTTCGTCGTGAAGGCGGCCGCGTAATGGCCGTTTATATGATCCAAGCTGGCGGCCCTGGTGGCACCGTGCAGGCATCCGCCTAATGCCCCGGATCGGAATTCTTCCCGACATCGCTGAGCGCATGCAGGCGAAGGCCCGCCCGCGCCGCGGTCTGTCGGATCACGCGCAGAACAACCTCACGAAGCTGCTCTGGCTCGGCATCATCTGCTGGATCGTCATTTCGTTGGGCTGGGTGTCCAGTCCGTATTTTGCGGGCTGGTTCCGATGATCTGCCGCACCCCAGGCCCGGCTCTGACGCCGTGGCCACAGTTCCTTCAATCGCATCTTGACGCGCTTCAGCTTGCCGGCGACTACGCGTCTGGTCTTCCACTTCGTAAGCCCTCCGTTTCGTCTGCACCCTTTTTAGGAGCGCAGACATGGGAAACAGTAGCCGAACGAACCCCCGAAACTTTCCAGGCAGCGCGATGATCGCCGCCGCGGAATATAGCCCTTATCAGGCCGCGGTTTTCCGCATCCTGGACAGCCATTACCGGCCGCTGCGCAACGCCGCCAAGATACTGGCGCGACACGGCCGTGCGACGCCCAAGACGGCTGAAAACTGGCTTGCAAAAAAACACGCGCCCCGTGGCGATCAGTTGATTGCCCTGTGCGCGAACTGTGACGCCCTAGCCGATGAAATCTTCCGCATGGTCGCGGAACTGAAAGCCTCAAGGAATGAGCCAACACCAAGTCAATTACGAGGAACGGATGGCAAGGCATGAGCGAGCCCTTACCGCCGCACGCGATTACATGACGGAAGCGTTGCGCCGCATTGACGATGCGACCGACGCTATTGAGAAACTGCGCGCCCAGGTTGTTCGGCTTGGAGGCACGCCAGATGCGTAATTCAGAGATCCCGCTTGTCGGGCTGTGCCACCTGTCACGCCATACAGGGACTAGCGTTTCCTCCCTCAACTCGGCGCCGGGTGTTGCACCATCCGGCGCCGCTTTTGGGCACACTCCCGACGACGCCGAAGACGGCCAGAAGGAAGAAGGCGAAGAGCAATGAACGCTTTCAACGCCGCAGTCGCCATAGGCCTCGCTCTCTGCCTCGCCGGCTGGCTCAAGGCTTGGTCCGAAGCCCGCTGGCTGCGCGATGTCAACAAGATCGCCATGAAGCAATTGGATGCCGCGCGGCAGCATGCCGATCGCCAGCGCGAGCGCGCCGAGGCGGCCAACAAGCGTTGGTCCACGGCCATGAACGCGATGCAGCGGCGGACGCACTCATGATCCCCGCCTGCCACTGTGGCGCCGAGAGCGTCGTTCTTTTCCCGGGCACCGATGCTGAGCGTTCTGACCTGTTCGATTTCGCATTGGCGCGCCCCGTGGCTGACCTCGCGTTCTGCCTGCCCCACGCGAAAGAGCGCGGCTGGCCGAACCTCCAGCAAGAGCGGAGTGGTCGCCATGCAGGTTGAGCCGGCGCCGTCATCGTTCAGCACCTTTGCCGTCCTGACCACGCAGCGCCTCTACAGCGGCCGCACGCGCTCGGGCGAGGTTTTCGAGTTCGGCCATCGGTCGGACGGGCGGTTCACCTACAGCATCTACGGCAATGGTTTCGACGTTGCCGGGTCGGCGAAGTCGCTGGCCGATGCACAAGATACCGTCGCGGAGACGATCCGCGCGCGGTGCCAGATCGGCGGCAATCATGCCGCTGGTGAAGGAGTCGCCCATCCATGAGCGACTTTGAAGAGACGGTCATCCGAAAGCTCTGCGCCATCGCTGATGCGGTGAACTGGGGCGATCAGCAGGCCGTCGAAATCCTCCACAGACTCCCGCCGAGGCCGCTTCTCAAGGCGCTGCTCGGTATCGTCTACAACGTCCAATCAGGAGCTATCACACCAATGTCAGGCACCGACACCATCAACCTTACGAATGCCGCAAACCCCGCGGCCGCAACGCGTTATCTCGGCATCATTGACGTGGCTGGCGGCACCGCCCTCCCCACGTTGGCAGTGACCGCAGGCACCGCTTCGCTCGTTGCCCTTGTGCCCGCCACGGCATTGTCGGGCATCAACCAGAACCAGTTCTTTTTCGGCGTTTATCCGGTCGATACCGCCAACGAAACCAACGATGCGGTGACGGTGACTGCAACGTTGCCGGATGGCTCGCCGCCGGTTGTACTGAACTTTCTGATCAGCGGCACCGGCGAAACCGAAACGCTCGATACCAATAGCGCCGTTGGCTCGTGGGCCAATGCCCCGACCGTTCCGACCTCGCCTGTTTAATCACTAGCCTGCAACCGGCCCCGTCTTAGGCGGCGGGGCCAACTTGGGTGTTTCAATGTCCGACGATGCAGAACCAGTGACAGGCGGAATTGCGGCGGATCGGCTGCGGTCGATTGTGGATCGCGTGGAGCGGCTGGAAACTGAGCGCAAGGATATTTCGGAAAGCATTCGCGATATTTTTGTCGAAGCAAAATCTACGGGCTACGAACCAAAGGTGTTGAAGCAGGTCATTCGCCTGCGCAAACTTGACCCTTCTGAAGTCGAGGAAGCCAGCACGTTGCTTGACCTTTACATGCGCGCGCTAGGAGGCTGATCCATGTCGGACCTGCCGCACATGCTGACCGAAACAGAAATGCGCTACGAGTTGCAGCGGCGCTGTGTTGAGGCTGGATCGCAGCGCGCGATTGCCCGCGCATTTGGTCTGTCGGAAGGTCAGCTTTCTAGTATGTTGAGCGGGCGCGAAGGCATCACAGACTCAGTGGTCAACGCCATGGGTTATAGTGGCGGCAAAAGATATTGGCGGGTTGTCGCATGAGCGCGCTGCTGATCGAGATACCCGGCGAAATGCGTGGCAAGGGACGCCCGCGTTTCTCGCGCTCCGGTGGGCGCCCCTACACCGACGCCAAGACGGCCAATGCCGAAACCTGGGTTAAGTGCTGTGCCATCGACCAGATCGGGCAGCCCTGCCTTGAGGGGCCGTTGCGCCTCTCGGTCGATATTGGTGTGGGCATACCGGCAAGCTGGCCCAAGAAGCGCCAGGCGGCTGCGCTGCTGCGCTCCATCCATCCAACCGGCAAGCCCGACGCGGACAACAGCGTCAAGCTGATTTGCGATGCGCTGAACAAGATCGTCTGGAAGGACGATAGCCAGATAGTCAGCCTGTCGGTGCAAAAGTTTTATGCGGCTGAACCGGCGACGAGCCTGACTGTGTGGGCACTATGAGCGGCAAACTATGGTCCGAAGCTGAATATGCCACGCTGCGGGATCTCTACGCTAGGCAGATGCCTTTGATTGACATGGTGCAATATCTGCCGGGCAGGTCCGTGAATGGCATCTGGCAAGCCGCCGTGCGGGCTAAATTGGTTAAGGCCAAAGAGCCGTCGCCTTTGCTGCCGCAGAAGGGTGAGAACGAGGCTTATTCGGCCGCAGCCATTGCGCGGTCGAGCGCGCGGTTTGTGGCTGATGGGCTCAAGTTGATGGCGGCGCGGGCATGAAACGCGCGCAGGCATATCATCCGATCGAAACCGAGGCGATTATCCATCTTGTGCAGTCGGGTCTTCAATGGAAGCAGATCGCGCGTGCGATTGGCCGCGATGTGGATAGCACGTCGCTGCGCCAGCACGTTGAGCGGGTCGCGCCGGAATTATTGAAAAGCCACAGTTATCCACAGGCCGTAACGCTGCATCGCGGGCGCGTGTCCGGGTATGTTGATGGCCGGAAAAACGAAAAGCAGGCATCGGCATGACCGAGTTACCAGAACCAATGACGCCAGACTACTGCGACCTGCGCGGCTACGACTACATGCCCCTGCACGGCACTCGCCTGTTCGGCAGTAAGTTTTACAGCTTGGCGCGTCGAAATCCGCGCGCCGGCTTGGCTGGATTGAAGCTGTGGTGGGAGGCGTGGAACCAGTGCCCGGCCGCGAGCCTACCCAACGATGACTTTGATTTGGCCGATTTGGCTGGGTTTGGTGAGGACAAGAAGGCATGGGCCGCAGCGAAGGCTACCGCTCTGCACGGCTTCGTCCTGTGCAGCGATGGGCGTCTCTACCATCCGACACTGTCGGAATTGGCGATGGAGGCTTATGACAAGCGATTGATCGCGAGCAAGAAGCGCGAAGGCGACCGTGAACGGTTACGTAATTGGCGTGAGCAACGCAAACTGAAACGCGTTTCAAGCGGGGACGGAAACGGAAGCCCTCCAGTTTCAGAAGCCCCAAACGTAACGCGTCTCGAAACGCCGATGAAACGCGTTTCCGGCGGGGTAGAAGTAAAGGGAAGTGAAGATAACCCCACCTCCCTTCGGTCGGTAGCCCCCTTGAACCGTGGAACGCGTTTGCCGATCGACTGGAAGCCTGGCCCAGCGTTTTGCGAGTTTGCGACGGAGTTGGGGCTCAACCCGGACGCGGTTGCGGCGAGATTTCGGGACCATTGGCACTCCAAGGCCGGCAAGGACGCCTGCAAAACCGACTGGCTGGCTACCTGGCGAAACTGGTGCCGCAGCGATGCGCAGCGGGCGACAAAACCCACCGTCATGTCGGCCCACGAACGCCGAAAAGCCGCCAGCGACGCCGTGATGCGCGGCCTCTGCGCCGAAATCCAGGCAGCGGACCAGCCGCCATGGGAACCCGATTTGCTCGCGTTGGAACATCAGGGATGGACGCAATGAACGCCGATATTGACCGCTGGCTAGGCACGCTGGGCGCCTTGCTCAACCCCATGTTTCCAGGTGAGCCAACCGCTGCACTCAGGGCGTTCAAGCCGCATTTGCAGGGGATGCCAGCCCGATGCTTCACGCCAGAAACCGCCCGGCTGGTGGCCGAGGCTGAGCGGTTTGGGCCAGTGCCATCGTGGGATGTCGTGGCCAAAGTCCTCCGCCAGCATGTTCGCGACACCACGCCGATCAACTCGGCTGGGCTGCTGTCGGCACCGCGCAATCCGGAATACCAGCGCCCAGGTCCGGAGGAAATCGGCCGCATCGCTGCCATGGTTGCCAGCCTGCGCAAGCCTGAGCCAGTGCCGTTGCCAGCACAAGTCAAAGACCTTGGGCCGATCCCGTTGAGCGGTGAGGCGCTGAAAGCCGCGCGTGTTTCGACCGGTATTCATCCGCGCGACCTGGAAGGCGCAACGCCATGACCCCCCTCGAAATCCTCCTGCTGATCCTCGTGATCGTGGCCATTGGCGGTGGCTGGCGATACGGGCCATGGCGCACGCCGGCTGTAAGCTGGCGCTGCTTAACCGGGGGGTGTGGTGATGATTTCGCTTGCACCGCTCACGCCGACGTGTGTTACGCGCGGACATGGCGCGGAGGGGCCGATGGCGCGTAGGGCTTGGGTTTGGACGGAGGATCGGGTGCGGGCGGTGCAGGCTTCGGTTGCTGTGCTGCCTACGGTTGCGGCCATCGCGCAGGCTCATGGGCTGCCGGTGAAGACCGTCTCGAACGCCTGCGACCGCGGCATCATCGTGCGGCCGGTTTACTCCAAGCGGGACGACGCCGAAGTGACCGAGCTCATCCCGCGTGACTGCCTGTGCTGCGGCAAGCGGTTCAACGCCGAGACGCGGTTCATCAGGTCTTGCGATGACTGCCGGACCAAGGGATCGCCGCTGGGCGATTGGGGCATGGGGATCGGGTGATGGCACACGACAAAGCGACGGACCAACGCGCGCGGTTCCTCAAGCACCTAGCCAAGACCTGCAACGTCACCGCCTCGGCTGAGGTGGCGATGGTGAACAGGGCCACAGTCTATCGCTGGCGAGGCGAGATCGAGGCGTTCCGGGAAGCGTGGGACGACGCCATGGAGCAGGCCACGGACGCGCTGGAGGCTGAGGCACGGCGCCGGGCGCTGGAGGGCACGCCTGAGCCGCTGACGTGCAAGGACGGGCTGATCTACGGCGAGGATGGCAAGCCGGTGATGGTGCTGAAGTTCAGCGACACGCTGATGGCTCTGCTGCTCAAGGCGCATCGCCCAGACCGCTTCCGTGAGCGCTCGACCGTGGACATGAACGTGACGTCCGACCTTGCGCTGAAGATCGAAGAAGGGCGCAGGCGGGCTCGTGGCGAGTCTTGAGGAGCAACTCGCTGGCGACATAGCCAGCTTCGCCTATGACCCGGCGGCGTTCGTTCGATACGCCTATCCGTGGGGTGTGGCCGGCACACCACTGGCCGACGACAGCGGGCCGCGGGCTTGGCAATCCGATGTGCTGGGGCAGATTGGAGACGCGCTGAAGGCTGGCTATGAGCCTGGCCGTGTGCTGATGCCGGTTCGGGTGGCTGTGGCGTCAGGGCACGGCATCGGCAAGTCCACTCTGGTCTCGTGGCTGGTGCATTGGGCGCTCTCGACGTGCGAGGATACGAAGGCCGTCATCACGGCCAATACCGAGCCGCAGCTTCGCACCAAGACGTTTTCCGAGATCAACAAGTGGTTCAGGCTGGCCGTCAATTCGCACTGGTGGAAGGTGTCGGCCATGTCGATCAACTCCACCCAGCGAGGGCATGAGAAGACTTGGCGCGCTGATGGTGCGACCTGGTCAGAGGAGAACCTTGAGGCGTTCGCCGGCCTGCACAACAAGGGAAAGCGGATCCTGCTGCTGTTCGATGAGGCGTCGGGCATCGCGGACAAAGTGAGCGAGGTTGCTGAGGGTGCGCTTACCGATGAGGGCACCGAGATCATCTGGTGCCAGTTCGGCAACCCGACCCAGCCCGCCGGCCGGTTCTTCGATTGCTTCAACCGCCATCGGGATCTGTGGCTGCGGCGCCAGATTGACAGCCGCGATGTTCCTGGCACCAACAAGGCGCTGTTTGCCGAGTGGGCGAAAGCCTATGGCGAGGATAGCGACTTCTTCCGCGTCCGGGTGCGGGGGCAGTTCCCGCGTGTCGGCTCCACACAGTTCATCTCGACGGAGGTTGCCGAGGCTGCCACGCACAATGAGCCGTTGCCGCTGCCGAGTGATGCGCTGGTGCTTGGCGTTGATGTGGCACGCTTCGGTGACGATCAGAGCGTGATCTGCCCGCGCAAGGGGCGTGATGCGCGCTCAATCCCATGGCGGACATACCGCGGCCTGGACACGATGCAGCTTGCCGGCGTGGTGGCGGAAATGGCGCGGGAATTGAACGCGGACATGGTGTTCGTGGATGAAGGCGGCGTGGGCGGCGGCGTCGTGGATCGCTTGCGTCAGCTCAACGTGATCGTGTCGGGGGTCAACTTCGGCAGCAAACCGATCCGGGTGCCAGGTGGTGAGCCGTCTGAGGGCGCGGTGCGCTACGTCAATCGCGCGGCCGAAATGTGGGGGCAGATGCGCGAATGGTTACCGCGTGGCGCAATCCCGGAAGATCAGGAATTGATTGTTGATCTGTCGAACCGGCAGTATGGTTTCAATTCCGATAACGCTATTCAGTTGGAGCGCAAGGAAGACATGAAGCGCCGCGGCCTCGCATCACCGGACAAAGCCGACGCCCTCGCGCTCACGTTCGCAGAGCCAGTCCTTCCGGCGCGTGATGGCCGTGCCGGCATCTATGGCGTGGGCGGGAGGGGCGTAGTGGCAGATTACGACGTGTTCGCGTGACCGCCCTCCCCAAACTCAACCGCTCCGAGCAACGCGTCCTCATGCGCGAAAAGCCGGAAGAAGTGCTGTTCCCGGTCAACCGCATGTTCATCGACTTCGGTTTTCCGCCCGAGGCGCTGCGCCAGGAGCTTGAGGCTGGGCGGCTTACGGCTGTCCTGGCCGGCATGGAGAAGACGCCGTGCATTTCGTGGGCATCGCTGCGGGATTGGATGACGAGCGCGGATAGCCCGGGCGTGCTGGTGAACCACGTCAAGGTGTATCTGGATCAGAAGCGGAAGGGGGCGTGCTGATGCCAACCGTAGCCGAAAAGCTAACCCAGCTTCTCGCCCTGGTGAACAGCGGCGAAATCACGGCAGTTGCGGTTGCCACGGTCCACGCTGATGGCTCTGTCGGCTCAAGCTGGGCGCTGGGCACATCGACACGCGGCGCGGTTCTCGGGGCGCTGGCGACCGTGCAGCACCATTTGCTGATGGCGGAGAGGGATGGTTGATGGTCCAGCTTCACCCCACTATCCCGGTCGAAACCGATACCGGAGAGCGCGGTCAGGCGTGGTTTGTGACCGACTACAGCGCGGAGCATGACGTGCTATGGGGCGTGTGCTTCGATGCCACGCGGCAGATTTGGTGGGTGCCAAACAGCCGCATCCGCGGTCAGGTAAACGTGAGCATGAACAGGCCAGCTAATGCACGCGCCTAACCCCTGCGCCGCCAAAGGCCATTTCTGGACGCCCACGCCGGCGGACGCGCGCTCAGCCATGACGCTGGTTGGCCTGTGCCGCTGCCTGCGCTGCCGGAAGGTTGCGACCGCGGACGACATGCG